GTCTGCTCTGCTCGTTTCACGAACACAGCTTCTTCTTCGTTGAACTTGATACGGATACGTGCGCCGAGCTTGAAGTAGAGATTGATACGATCAATCAGCGACAGCTCATTGACTTCGCGAGACTTAACAGAGAAGAAATCCTGTTCATGCAGCCAGTCGTAGCCTTCGAGGAAGTCGCGACGCGAGCCAGGAAACTTGTTCTTGATCTTGCGCTCAATGCGAGCGTCTTCCACGACGTTCAGGTAGCCTTGGAAAGTCTGAGCGACATAAGCCGACTGTTCTTCTTCCTTGACCTTGTCGATAGCGCCCTTCCAGCCGTCAGCGGGAGTTTCCAACGCATGACCGACTTCATGGAGCACAAGCATATGATACAGCGTCTCAGTCATCTGCTTCCACATAGGCAGAGCAAGAACGCGATTCTTCACGTCGAAGTAGGCAGTCTTGATCGGACGATGCTCGACCATAATGTTCTCAGCAGCCAGCAGCTTCGCGAGCTTGTCGAGCGAGCCAGGATCTACGAGTTTCGGTGTGTCAGCCATGAGTGTCTCCTTCATTATGACTTATCATACCACATTGGCTATGAATTGTCAAGTCACCACTCAATCTTAATTTCCCACAGAGTTGTAGCGGGATTGAGCGTAGGATTTGTTCGTATCTTCTTGCCAATGCTCTTATAGAAGAGCGCCAGCTTTGTAGCTCCGCCTTGCGTGAAGGCGGAGAACGTCTTGATCGTTGTTTTCTTCTTAGCCATCATTCTTTAGCCTTCACATAGATAGCCATGAAAACGATACCGAGCCCAAGCTGCCAGCCCAGAGAAGTGATCAGTAAAGTCGCGCCACCAAACAAGAAGATGAGCTGAAGAACAATTCCGAAGAGAGCCTTCAGGAATCTCTCGTTCATTTCTTTTTCGATAAGACTGATCTTAGCCATTTCACTTCACTCCATGAATCTGCTTGACCGTCTCGACGATTTCGCGCCCACGTTCCGTGAACAGAATACCAGCTTGCCAGACCCAATGCTCGATATCCTGCGAGTTCAGGTTCGGGTTGTCCTCAAACTCCAGCGGAGTCATCCAAGCAAGAGCAGTGCGCTCATCGCATTTGCCGATCTCCATGATGGAAAGGACTTCCTTGTCGAACTCTGCGAGAGCGATACGCTCTTCTTCCTGTTCGCGAGCCATAGTGCGATCGAGGACTTCGAGCAAGTCATCCCACTCGGCTTGGCGCTCATCGTCGCTGGCGTTCTGCCAGCATTCCCACCAGAATGCGCTCGGACGAACGCCATAGGCGTCCTTATGGAGATCAGAAACGATTTGAGCGTCGAACGTATAAGCCATGATCTTTCCTTTCATCATATTGCCATTCTAGCGGATTGGCGTGGAATTGTCAAGCCCCTCAGTGAGCGCCCGTCCAAGTGACGCGGCGCTCAAACTTGCCAGTCAAGATATTGCCACGGGCGAAGTTCTTCGCGGGAGCACGCCATGACGCAGCCATGAGAATGTCGCCACGCTTGAATTTGCCGTCGTCAGCCAACACGATGAACGAGTGGACGCTGGTGTTACCGCCAGCCTTGCCAGTGATCACCTTGATAAACTTGCGATGGATTTCGTAAACGCAGCCGGCATCGAATTCCTCGATCATGCGATTGCGAATCTCGGTGCGCTCACCCCAGTTGGCATAGTCAGCCTTGATGTGGGCGATATATTTCTTGATGGCGTTTTCCATGTCAGATGCGATATTCATTTCACTTCTCCTTAGGCGTTGTTGAGAATGTCAGAAGCGAGATCTTCGCTACCGAACAGATCGGTCAGGTCGTCAAGAATGCCGTCGAACGAGAAGTAGCCGTTGCCGCAGTGATGGCTATCAGCAATCCGCTTGAGACGATACGAAGTGTTCGCTGTGAACTCGACATGTTCGAGCGCCGAAGCCAGAAGGCGGCGATACATTTCATAGGCGTAATCGGTATTCATATCGTTTCCTTTCAATTCACCTTATATTTTCATTCTATAGGAGCCATGGCGGATTGACAAGCCCCCTCAAAAGAAAAAAGTGGCTTTTCAGCCACTTTTTTTGTAACTTTTTGTGTTACTTTCGCTCTATTCGGGTGTATTCGGGTGTCGAATCGAGTGTGTAACGAGCTGTGTTACCTTCCTACGTCTTTTAGATACTTTTCCCTAGCCGCCGCCCAGCCCAGCCAGCTCATGTCGTCATAATAAAGCGTGACGTCGCTGACACGGCTAGTTTCCTGAAGTTTGGCGTATCTGTGATTGGCATACTTTTTCCAAAGCGCTGTGAGATAGTCAACGGTGAAATCTGCAGTGGGAACCAGTTGCTCTTCCTTGATATCATTGCGAAGAAACTCATATCCGTTTGTGTAGAGCGAAGCGAAATAGATTCCACGATCATGATCGCTAGTGAACACATTCCCAGGAATCTTGAGCGCACGATAGATTTTCTGATGGAAACGATTCAATCTATCACGAACAACAGGTTCGCCGTCTGGTCCCTTCTCAACTAGATAGTGAAAGTAATCTTCTGGAATGTTCGCATGCGCCCACTCGTAGGCGAGCTCGCGCGTGGCGATTGACATACGCAACGGTGATGCGCCACGTGAGTATCCCATCTTCTTCCAGTGCTTGAGATTATCATACTGCGACATTCCATGACCGCCCTTATCCTTACCATAGAGCGAAGTCGTAGTCAAACCAACAAGACGTGAACCATAGAGTTCCTTCCACTTGTTCTGAACTACATCTGATAGACACAGAAGCGCGAGCAACTTTCCACCAAGGAAGTTGTAACCAAACGGTTGAACTGGCACGATAGTTGAGCAGACCGCAGTATGCTTGATGCGCTGCTCAATAGTTCTTTGCTCACGAGTCCAACCAATCTTTTCATCACGTGCGCCCAGATCAAGGAAGTCTGATGCCACGGCGATAACACCGAGATACTTTTTCGTTCTCTTGTCGCGAATAATAAAGTTCATCCCGCGACCGATAGAGCCAGAATGCTGCTGCGTATGAATCATGACGCGCAACACAGTCCAGTGATCCTTGATGGACTTGTATGCTGGATCGTTGGTCCAGATTACTTCTGGCTCAAGATCTTCGATGTTATCGCCGTCCCACATAAGCTGTTTGACTTGTGGAATCAGGATTGCGTGTTTGTCATTTAGATATGCTGGTTCAGCAAACAACACACTTTCTTGCATGGGATAGAGGTTGTTGACCTCTTCCCATTTCTGCCACAGAATGTATTCTTCTGTAGGCAATTCACCAAACGACTTCAGCTCGTCGTGGATAGTTCGACGAACCGTTTCAGTATCATGATTTTTGAAGGTCTGCTCTTTCAGCCAATCGTCATACGAAGAAGTAGAGGGGATTGACTGTAGGTTTCCAAGATTCTTCATCGTGTCCCATAAGTGTAGCCAAAACTCGTGCGCGTTTACTTGGTCCTATACAGCCAGACTGAATGAACCCCGAACGTTTAGACATATTATAGTTGATCTCGTCGTAGTTGTCAAACTGATCTGCAGTCAAGTCGATAACTTGACCATCTGTGCGGCGTAAAAACCAGTGCTTGATTCCAGGCGTGCTAGGAATATCTGTCGTGCGGATATCCCATTCAGTTGTAGCCTGACAAACATACCAATACAGATACTCACAGACTGTATAGCAATAGTTGATAGTAGGAAACTCAGGTTTCCACATATCTTTCATTTGCTGATTGAAAAGATGTTCAGTTCCCATAGTCCGTAGGCATGAGTGGAGCTTTTCCTTACTCACGCCTACTTCATCGAACATCTTATCCAGCTTTTCGCTTGAGATTCTCAAGTTTACGTTCTGCCTTAGCTTTGAAGTTACGAGCTTGTTCTAGATGGAAACGATTAGCACGGGAGTGGAACGTGATGCCATTAAGGTGGTCGTATTCGTGCTGAAATACTCGTGCCGTGTAACCTTCGTAGCGGGTGGTATCAGCCTCTCCCTTCCAATTACGATAACGGACACGGATGGAACGAGGTCGTTTGATCTTGATGAACAATCCTGGGTAACTGACACATCCTTCTTCATAAACTACAGTCTCCTCATCATAATCCGTAATGATTGGATTGAACACACCAATGATGCTTTCTGGTTCGCTAGGATTACCGATCACGAACGCACGAACCATAATACCAAGTTGCGGAGCAGAAAGACCAACACCTTTGTGTCTAATCATCTCGTCACGAAGCAGTTCATACAGATCTTTAGCATCCATAGAAACGCCAGTCTCAACGAAGTATCCGTTTTCGAAATCAAACTCTGGGCAAACCTGCTTCAGAAGTGGATCATTGCCTTTTAGTAATTCCATTATACAATCCTGCTAAAGTTTTTCTGTTTGGTAAAGCGAATGATGTTGCTGAACTTATCGTGTAGCACGTCACCCTTATGAGAGATAACAAAGATGTTTGTATCCTCAAGATTATGAATGATCTTCAAGAACTCGTCGCAACCATTGGCATCAAGTGATGCGTCGAACACTTCGTCGAGGATCAGCAGATTCGTGCTTGCGCTGTTCTTCATACGGGCGATAGAACGCCAAGTGAACAACAAAGCTAAGTCGATACGCATCTTTTCACCTTCACTGAATGAATCGTAGGTGAAGTCATCACGATGACGCGACAAGATCTTTTCTTCGAACTGTTCATTCAGCTCAAACTTCACGAAGAAGTCCATGGCTGCTAGATACTTATTCACCAACTTATTGATGACTGGAATGTATTGCTTGATGATGCGAGACTTAATGCCACTATCACGCAAGATAACTGTAGCCAGTTCATACATCTCCTTATCGCGAAGGATACGTTCTTTTATCCCCAAAAACCGTTGAAGATCTGACTGTAAGGTAGATATGTTGGATTGCGTATAGGTTGCTTCCGTTTTGTTAAGACTGTCGATTTCTTTGGTGTAAACAGAGATTTCTTTTTGATACACCTTGATGTTGTTGAGTTTAGAGCTAAGATCATTCTGCTTCCGAGATATATCTTGCTGTATCTTTGATATTGACGCAAGAGTATCTTCTCCTTTTGAGAGCTCGTCAGACAGCTTTTCAAGCGCGGCTTCAACTTCTTCAATCGCTTTCTCTTTCTCACCGATCTTCTCCGTCTTGATATGATCATCAATATGCTGTGTGCAAGTAGGACACTCGTCGTTTTCAGAATAGAACTTGATAATCTTACGTGCGTTTGCTTTTTTAGATTCTAAGCTCTTCTCGAGCGTTAAGATTTTTTGAACTCTTGCGCTAACTGTGTCACGATCACCACACTGATTCATTAGTTCGTCAATGGCAGATCCCAATGCAGCCGCGCTTGCTTCCTCGCGTGTAATACTCTCTTGAGCCTGTTTGATACGCTCGTTGAACTCCTCAATTTTCTCGGCTCGCTTTTCATCAAGCTCTGTGCGAAGTTTTTCTTGCGCCTTGATACCTTCCTGCGTATAAGAGATGTCTTGTTCATTGAGCTTATGCTCCTCGCGATTAGTTGCTACGCGATCTTTGAGAAGAAGTGCCATCGAGGAAAAGACGCGGATATCCAACAGATCCTCGATGACTTCACGTCGAACGCTCGTTGTCAACTGCATGAACGGAACGAACGACGACGAGCCAAGAATCACAATCTGCGTGAACGACTTCATACTCAGCTTGAGGATGTTCTTCTCAAGCATTTCCTGATAGTCACGCGCAGCTGCGTCTTGGTCAATCAGTTTGCCGTCTTCTATAATTTCAAATAGACTTGGTTTGATTCCACGTCTTACGACATACTGATGATCGTGAACAGAAAACTCAATTTCAACAACAACGTCACGGCCGTTGACTGAGTTGATTAGCTGATCCTTCTTAATCTTACGGAATGGCTTACCGTATAGACCGAAGCATAGGGCGTCAAGCATCGTAGACTTACCCGCACCGTTTTCACCAACGATGAGGGTAGAGTCGTTTTTGTCTAGCTGAATTTCTGTGAATGCGTTGCCAGTCGAAAGAAAATTTTTCCAACGGACTTTAGTGAAGTGAATCATTTCTTTCCAATAATGTCACGAGGATGATCTTGGTCATCCCATCTGTATCGCCCAGAAAAGTGTTGGACAATTCGCTTACCATCTGCGGACTCAAAAACAGTCACGCCACCAGTCTTGTAAAGATACTTATATTCGTTGCCTTCACGATCAACGTAAACTTCATCCTCAACGAATTCCATCACTCAACTTCCATCTGAAGAGCTTCATTATATAGTGAACGCATCAACTTGTCAAGCTCTTTATTATCAACGTTAGACTCAATCGTGCCAATATACTTTGACAAGATAGTCAGCGTATCCTCAGCTTCATTCAACAAATCCTGTTCGTCAATAGCGTCCATGTTACGATGATCTTCAACGATAGTAACTTCAAGCGGTCCGGCTTCATACAGCTTTGTCGTGAACAGATCAAAGACGAATGGATTGTCCTTGTTTGATACAATCAACTTGACGTATGAGCCAGCATACTTGCTGAAGTCACGATCCATCATTTCATCTGATGTTTTGTCTTTGTCGTTATACCATAACTTGCGGAACATCTTGTATGGATTTTCTATGAACGTAAGTTCACGAGTTTCAGTATCCAGGATATGGAATCCTTTAGGGTCATCGTAGTCGCTCCAAGTAAATTCAGCATGGCTACCGAGATAGTGAATATTACCAGAAGTGGAACGGTGATGATAATGACCACTGCATACCAAATCAAACCGATCAAAAAGAACGCGATCATCGCCATGACTGACGGGACTTCCGCGATACATTTCAAAACCAGCGAGCTCCAAGTGTCCCAACGCGATTTGAGCATTCGTTTCACCGATGAGTTTGAGGGTGGCTTCGCGGTTGTCCTCACAAATCCACGGTAAGAAAAGTATGGGAACACCGTCGAACTCTACTTCTGCTGCAGATTCATAGATGCGGAAATCGTTTTCGTAAAACTCTCGAATGGAGTTGACTGAGTTCGTGTTCTTGTAGTATGTATCGTGATTTCCGATGATGAGGTGTGCGCGGATGCCTCTTGCGTGTAATGGTGATATAAAATCGTCACGCAGGCGTTTAGCTGTGTTGATGTTGAGATATTTACGGCGATCAACGAGATCACCGAGATGGATAACAGTATCAATGCTATGAGCGTCGAGATACGGAAAGAAAATGTCATCTAGGAATCTCTTGTTGTTGTCAAGAAACGCGAGCTGATCGTTACGAACGCCCCAGTGCGTATCTGTAATCAATGCAATCTTCATGCTGATGCTTTCTTGCTCCCGCGCTTGATACCTTTGCTTGCTTCGAAGTCAGCCATGAACTTTTCCATCTGTTCTTTAGACCACTCACCATACTTGATATCTGTATCATAGGAACCGCTATCACCTCCCTGAGACTCAGAAGTTTCGCCCATGATGTTAGCGTATTCGATAGCAGCATACTTCGTATAGAGATGCTTCTTCTCTTTTTGAATGCGTCGAATGAAGGCGAAGTAGATAATCTGAGTGAAGTATGCGAAAGGATTCTGTGACTTAGCTGGATCAAAGTTGTTGATGTAGAGCAAGCAGTTTTCGATACCATCCGAGATCATTTCTTCGCGGAACGTGTAGTTCGCAAAGTTCGGACGATACGCAAGATGAGTAGCGATCTTCATGATACACTCACCAATGTAATTTGGAATACGGGGATTCTGCTTACCTGCGTCTTTAGCCTCGTTGACTAAAGTTTTGTATTCAACCATAGCAGCATAAAGCTCTTTGTTGTTTACATAATGCTTTTTGGGCTTAGTTTTGGTCATTAGTGTAGAGTTCCGAAAGTGTTTGAAGAAGGTTCTTGCAATAACTTGCTCATCCTCAGCAAACGATCCATTGTTTCTTCGCGCTCTTTCTTAGATTGATCGCTGATAGTATTACGATATTTCATAGCTACTATATCATCAACTTCCATATATGTCAAGACGTTTTTCTTGTCTAGGCAGATAGTTTCTTCCATTAGGCTTTCAAATGGAATCCATCTCATGATAGTTGTGGTCACAGTCATTGTGGCTGCAGACTGCATGAGGTCTACACGATATGGCTGCGTTATGAAAAGATATTCTTCTTCGTCACCAACGAGCTGGCAAAGAAGATCTTCGCCGCTATTCAGTTTTAGAAAATAAACTTCGCCCTGATCCATCATCACTCCTTAAAAATGAGTTCTCTATCTCTAAATGGTATTCTGCATTTCGGATACCGAGTTAGGAGATCTTTACCTTTAGCAAAGACAACCTTGACTTTAGGAAAGTCTACGATGTCGCATATGATATAGTTCATTTCTGCTGAATGCTTAGTTGCTTCTGCTAGATTGAACGTTCTCCCACCACCAACTAGAATAGACTTTGCAAAACCACAACCACCTTTAGTAAAACACTTCTGATCATATTTTACTTTGCTTTTCTTGTTGATGTGATCGTATCCATTGCCATCAACGAAAACTAGTTCTGGAAACCATTCTTCTAACATCTTTTCTAAGAAGTGTGAAGCGACTCTTCCGTCTTTGAAGATGTCTATGATCTTTTCATTTGACAACGAACCAAACTTTATGTTGTCTATCATGAAAGAGTAGGTCTTATCAAATTCAATCATTGAATAGGTTTCTTTCAGAAACTTGTTGCTTCAGTTTGATATTGTGTAGCTCGTAAGGAAATCCTTCTGAACTATACATCTTGACTCGTTCGATGAGATGGTTTAGTGTGTAGTTCTTTTTCTTATTATGAGACAAGTCATCAGCGATATCGAACAGCGTCATGCTATCTTTTGTATCTGAAATACGAAGCCCACGACCGATTGACTGTAGCGTTCTGATTCTGCTTTTAGTCGGGCTCGCAAATATCACGTTATGAAGGTTCTTGATATTTATGCCTGTGCTGAACGTTCCGTAAGAAGCGACGATGATTGCATCGCTTTCCTTTTCAACGATACCACGAATCGCTTCGCGCTCTTCACCGTCAACTCCACCATGCACAAAGAACACTTTGCGCTCACCTGCTTTTTCGCGAATCATTTCATACAGAACTTCACCATGCTTCTCAACATACGCATATAGAATTAACGTATTCCCCCTGAGAGATACAGCAAGATTACGAATGAATTGATTGCGAGGTTGATAAGAAATAATGTGCTCGACTTCATCTTGGTAGGTTCCAGAAACCAACTTCTTACGTTCCTCGATAGGATGGCTGAGAACAAGACACTTAACTTTGATTGCTGCAAGTTTTCCACTATCAATGAGCTCCTTTGTATCAATGATCTTATGTGTAGGACCAAACAGTCCAGTCAGCACAAGCTCGTTGACTACACTACCATCCAACGTTCCTGTCATACCGAAACGATACTTCACGTTGATTGCGTTTGTCATGATCTTAGTGAGCGACTGCGCTTTGAACAGATGCGCTTCGTCACCAATGATCACATCAAACATATCGAAATATGACTTCGGAAGTTCGTAGACCGACTGCCATGTTGAGATTACAATTAATCTGTCAGATCGTTTATCTTGTCCGCCAAATACTCTATGGACGTAAGATTCCACGTCCAGACCATATTCAGCAAAATCAGAGGTAAGCTGATGAACAAGAGAGATATTAGGCACAAGAATAAGAATGCGACTTTGATATGTTTCAATGTAGAACCTCACGATCAAGTATGCAATCAGTGACTTACCACTTGCAGTAGGAGAAATAAGGATACCGCGAGCATGACGTATAGCAAGGGCGAATGCACGAAGCTGGTGATCATGCGGAACAAACGGTAAAGAAAGGGAATCAGCGAACTCTTTAGCTTCTGCAAGAGAAAACTCCTCAGTAACAACTAGATCTGGATCAACATCCAACGTATAATCACGTTCATCACAGAACTTCTGAATTTCTTGAACAAGACCAGCATAGACTTGCATATTGCGTGAGTTTAGCAAGCGGATCTTACCGTCCCACACGCGCGACTTATACTTCGGTGAAAACTTAGCTCCTGGCACTTCGAACGTCAAATGTTCTGACAGCTCGCGCGCGATACCCATATCGCCTTCGACGCGAAGCATAGCCTCATTGACTTTCGTAAGCGTTAGATCAGAAACCATTCGTAAACTTTCTCCACTCAATAGCGGACTTGATGTCATAACCTCGCTTGTGAATGCACTTCATGATCTCGACAATCACTTCTACCTTTTCTTCGAGCAGAGCAATACGTTCATCCATACGAACTAGATCACCGTCAGCGTCGATATAGCCCTGCACTTCGTTCTTGAGAACTTTGTTGAGGAATGGTTGACGCCCAATGCGTTCTAGGTCTTCAGGATTATTAAGATTGCCAAGATAGTAATCGCGGAGTGTGCTGTAGTGTGACTTCTTCTTGATTACAGCAGAACGCAACTGGCTGCGCGTTTCGCTCAGCAAGCGATTGTATTTGGCGTGGAGTGATGAGATGCTGAGGGATTCTTTATCCAAGTTGAGGTCATCATACTTGCAATCAGTTTCCCACATGGCGTAAATATCTTCTAGTTTCATGATGATATCATACTATATTGATGCACGAATGTCAAGGCTTATTTTCGTCTTGACAACTCGATTGATTGCTGATATAATAAGAACTGTGTTCAGGGGTCATTATTGCTCAAGTTCGTATTTACGATATCGGAATGTGGCTGTAGCCTCAAGATACTCAATCGTAGTGTTCGTCGACTCAAAACTCAGTTCAGTTAGGCTGATTGGGAACAGATCGTAAAAGAAGATATTCTTATTGAGGTTCTTGGCGCTCGTAAGAATAGAAAGTGAAGCGTCAGATAGGAAAGTTGTGTAGTAGCCTACTGGGCGCGTTCCAGCAATAAGATTGTTATTGATGTTCTTAGATAGTTCTCTAGTCTGATTTAGGCTATCAGGATGCCCCAGACCTTCCAACCACTTTTGAATCTCGAAATAGTTCGTCAGATCTTCATCTACTTTGAAACGAATGACCAAAGGATCATAAGTGATTCTATCGCCAGGACGGGGAACAGAAGCGAAAGGCGTTGGGCTTTCAATCGCGTTCATTCCTACTGCAGGAATGGTAGCACCTTGACAGAAATAGTTCACACCAGGAAGTCTCTTGATAGCAAATCGAAAACCGTTTTGCCCAAGGAAGTTGATATTTGATGGTAGATTTTCGACTGCTGACATGTGCCTATTTAGTAACAAAAAAGGGGGATCCGAAGACCCCCCAGTTTGCGGTTTGAACCCGTCTTATACTCCCTCCCACATGGAGGGTTTTCATTACATCAGGTTTGAAACCTTGACGAAACGATAGTATGTGTTGTAACCCTTGGTGTTTGGTGCACCAATTGCGCCGTCGGCTGAAGATGTTGCGAATGGGTTTGCAACCATTCCGTAACGTGTCTTGAAGCCGATCTTAGGCTGGAACGAATCCTGACCGATAGCGCGAACCATCTGGAGAGGAACGTATGGGCAGTAGAACAGACCAGCGTCAAAGGCAGAAGAACCCTTGTAGCCGAGTGTGAAATACTGCTGACCAGCTGAAGAAGCGAAGTATGGGTCGATGTAGACCTTAATACGTCCGTTCAGAACACCAGCGAATGTGTTACCAGTATCGTCAACGTTCAGGTTGTTAGCGAGAGCTGGAGTATAATCCAGAACGCCAGCCATCTGAAGAGCTGATGCAACGTCCGATCCGCAGATCAGAACGTTACCCTTACCACGACGTGTAGCCTTGGCAATCTGGTTAGATTCGCGTTCAATCTGGAACAGAAGTCCCTTGAACTTTTCAACCATCCAGCGACCGTTTGAGTCAACGTCGAGGTTGAATGTTCCAGCTGAAGTTACGTTCTCCTGAGCACCAGCAGAAGCTGTGTAGTTGATCGTGCGAACAACTTCACGGTTGATTTCTGACAGGATTTCTGCAGCAAGAATGTTTGACAGTTCTGTTTCAGCATCAAGACCGTGAATAGCCTTAAGATCCTGAGCCAGTTCCATCGTGTATTCTGCCTTCAGAGCACGTGATACTGCAGTAACGGCAACCTTCTCAATCGAGAATGCCATTTCCTGGAAGTTACCACCAGCTGTAGTTCCGTCACCAAGACGTTCTGCAGCTGAACGAGCCATACCTGTTGAAACAGTATATGAACCAGATGTAGCAGCTGAAGCGCGAAGTGTTGGATCGTTAGCTTCCTGAACACGTCCGCCTGAAGTGTTACCAACAACGAGACGTGAAGCTGTGTTACCAGCAGCTGAACCAGAGAAGGTTGTGTTAGCTTCGTTGAAGAGAGCTTCTGAACCACCCTGTGTGCTGTAACGTGAACGCATTGCGAAG